CATCGCGGGTTGGGGCTGTTGTTGTGGCGGCTGGGCCGGTGGTGTGGCCGGTGCACCGCCACCGATGTCGGGGGGCGACACGGCGATCTGGGGCGTGCGCACGATGGGCTCGTACTTGGCCCGCACGGCTTCGCCCTGCACTTTTTCAGCTTCGGCGTTGAGCTTGCGGATGCGGGCGGCGCGTTCGGCAGCGTCGAGCACCAGCATCTTGTCGGCGATGGCCTGCTGGCGGGCGGCGGCCTGCTGCTGGGCAGCGGCGGCGGCTTTTTGTTGCTCGGGGTCTTGGATGCCCACGGCAGCACGCAGGCGGTCGGCCAGCGCGTGGCGCTTGGGCAGGTCGGTGGCCTCGATCACAAAGTCCACCACCATGGCCTGCAACTGCGGCGGCAGCGCCTTGGTGATTTCCGAGAGCATCTGCAACTGCTGCATGCGGTAGGTCGGCGTCGATGGCACGTCGTCAAGCACGATCTTGGCTTTGACCTTGGCCACGTCGTTGAGCATGACGGGCTGGCCGGTCTGCGGGTCGATCACGGGCGTGTTGAGCGGGATCACCTTCTTCTGCGATCCCTCGCCGATGGTGACCTTGGACGGGCCTTGCAGCAGGTTCTGCTTGACCAACTCGAACAGCATCTCGCCCACCAGACGGCGGGCATAGGCGTAGTTGTCGTTGATTTCGGCCAGGGTGTTGACGCCCTGCTCGATCAGCGAGTTGATGGCGATGCCCGACTTGGCCCCGGACTGTTGGCCCTGCATCGACTTGTGGATGCCCGAAGCCTCGGCGATTTCCTGCTTGGCCTCTTGCATGACCTGGAATTGCTGGGCCGCCAGTTCGCTGCCGGGTTCGACCTTGAACGTCGATTGCGGCTTGCGGTTGGCGTTCAGGATCACGTAGGCGTCGGGGCGGGCCACCTCTTGCGCGGCCTTGTTGTGGTCGGACACGGCGTCAGAGTCGGCCACCACGCGGCGGCTGTTGAGCGACCACAGCATCTTGGACTTGCGGGCGTTGACCTCATCCTGCGGCGAAATCATCGAGCGGATCAGGCCGTAGGGCACGTTGGTCAGGTCTTCGCGGTGGCCGAAGAACGGCACATACGGGAACTGGTTGTGCTTGTACGGGCTGGGCACGTCGTAGAGGAAGTGCGGGCCGGTGTACCAAGCCAAGCGCACCTTCTGGAACGTGGCCTGCTTGATCTTGGCGATCCCGGCGACGATGGCCTCGTTGTGGCGTGGGTTGTTGAAGTCGGCTTCCATCACGGTGCCGTTGGGCAGCGTCATGGTGTAGCCGCGCACCCACTTGCGGTACCAGATTTCGTACAGGCAGATGCGCATGCGCTGGATGTCGCGCCAGTCGGTGGCCGCGATGCGCGTGTCGCGCTCGATTTCCCACGACTGCACGAGGCGGCTGTCCTGCTCCAAGAGCGGGTCAAAGCCTGCCCAGCCGCCCGTGGTCATGCGAAACAGCGTGGCGTACTGGGGCATAAGCGCGATGGCGTGCTCCAGTTCAAGCCAGCGGCGGCGAATGAGGTAGCGGGCGTCGCTCAGGTCGGGTTGCTCTGCCCGCCAGTCCCAGAAGATTTCGCGGCGGTGAACGTAGCGCACGCGGTAGGGGCACTTGAACGGGTCATGCTCCCGGGCGATTTCGACCCACCCCAGACCGGCTTTGATCTGTGCGGCGTAGGCGTCGGACACAGCGCGGTCGGCGCGGGACTCGATTTCGGCGTGCTTGAGCTTGACCGACAGGCCTTCGGCCAGATCGTCGTCGCACTCGTCGTCGTCTTCGGGACGCACGCGCCAGTCGGTGCGGGTCTTCGCTTCCATGCCCAGCACCGTGTCGATGGTGGGCTTGATGATGTTGGTGATGAGCGGGGGCTGGCCACGGTCTTTCAGCTTCTCGACGGTTTCGGGCGAAAGCTGGTTGCCGTCGTAGTAGTCGGCAGCGCGGTCGGCCTCACGACGCCAGTGGGGCTGGTGCTTGATTTCGCGCAGGAACATCTCGACCTGACCACGCGGCAGTGCCGAGTCTTCGAGGTCTTCGGGCATGCCGCCTGTGTCGGTCGGCGCTTCACCAATGACGACGTTGCCGGTGGGCTTCTGGTCGGATTGGAATCGCTTGGCCATTGTTGGCCCGCCAGCGTTGGCCGCAAAACTCTCGTCCTGCGGGATCGCTGAATTGGTCAGTTGAATGTCGCCAATGGCCATGGAATCGTCCGGTTATGCTTTGCGCCGAAGGTATTTTGTTGCCCAGGGATCAATTCGACGCCTTGCGTTCTGTTTTTCTCAACCCGCACGCCAGTCGTAACTGGTGCTTCGACGGTCGATCTGCTCCCGGTGTGGATCGGGCGGCGTGATGGCGTAGCGGCGCATGACGTAGGCGTAGCGGGTGGCGCTCAACAAGTCGTCCTGCAACTTCACAATCTGTCCATCCTTGCGGTGGTACAGCCGGAACTCGGAAAACCAGTCTTCGAGGCCTGCAAACACCTTGAACTTGCCCGCCTTCATGTCCTCGTACATGGCCATGACCCCGGCTTCGACGCTGGTGCGGCTGGTCTTCTTGCCTTCCTCGTCGCCGGTTTCAGGCAGTTGGGCGTACTCGTGCAGCATGTTTGCGCCGTGCGTGCGGTACTGATCGGCCAACTGGATGCCGTCGCCCTTGCTGCGTTGCAGGCCGTCGGCTGGCCATGCCACAGGCACCCACGGGCCGCGCTGGTGGATGCGTGGCACCAGTTGGGCCGGTGTCTCGTTGCTGACGCGGTAGGCGTCGTAGACATAGGTCGTGTCCGTGTCCCGATCCCATGCCAGCCATGCGCCCGCACTGGGGTGGTCGATGCCGAAGTCCACGCCACAGATGACCGGCCAGTGGTCGGGAATCTGGAACGGATCGACGGTGATGAGCGATTCGGCGATGGGCCACACGCGGCCACTGCCCAGAATCGGGATGCCTTTGGGCCGGGCCTCGCGCTCGTGCTCGGGGTAGGACAGCACGATGCGGTCGCGTTCTTCCTTTGTGTAGTGGCCCACGTCGTCGATGGTCATGTTGGTGTCTGACCGGTCGGGGGTGGGGTTTTGCAGGAACAGGCGCACGACCTCGGACATGCCCAGCAGTGGCGTGAAGGTGATCCACACGATGCCCTTGGTGGCGTTCGTGCGCGTCAGCACCTCGGTGTAGATGTCGATGGGCGGTTCCTCGTCCAGCGCGGCGAAGTCGAGCGTTTCGCCTTGCAGCTTGGAGCGGCCCTTCTCGTAGGACTTGAAGTACAGGCGCGACACACCGCCCGAAACGTGGCGCACGAACACGCAGTCCACGCTGTCGGCGATGCCTTGCGCCCGCTTGGGGTCGCCGATGATGAGGTCTTTGGGGATCGTGCCGGTGCCCCACTCGCCTGGACGGCCCAAGATCAGGCGTTGCATGGTGTCGCGGGTGGACTCCATGGACTCGCCCAGTGCCCAGCCGGTGACTCCCCTGCTCCAGCGCTTGCCTTGCCACCAATCGGGATAGAGGCCGGTCAGGTGGTAGGCGATTTCATAAGCGGATGACCACGTTTTGCCAAGCTGGTTACCGGCGCGGAACAGGCGTTCGCGGTGGGTTGCCCCTCGGTTGTGGAACTCAATCTGCTTTGGATACGGCTTGTACCTCGATAACTTGTTGCGATCCTGCCGCCGCTTGAGTTCCTGGGCCAATTTCAATAAGGCCAGTTTGGGCGGCAAGCTCTGCAACGATGCGGGTAATGTCGTCGTCACTGAGGTTTGCATATTCGTCTTCCGGCTTCTTTTCGGCGGGCTTGAACAGGCCCATGGTGTCACCTAGCATGCGCAGCGCGGTGTTGGCACCGGCTGAGTCGAACTGGTATTCGCCCGTGGGTTTGCCTTTGCGGTCAAGCACAGGCTCTGCCTGCATGCAGCGTTCGGCCACTTGCATCAGCCGCGAGATGACCCACTCTCGATCAAGGCCGGTCTTGAGGATGGCGTTGTTGGTGGCCATCGCGGACAGTTCCTCGATGCGATTGCGCACCGTCTGCAACTCACGCTCCCATGCGCGTGCGGTGTGCACGCTCACGGGTGAGCCGATGGCCAGCACGGATTCCTCCATGTTCATGCCGGTGGCACGCGCACGGCAGTAGGCTTCTTGGTGGACGGTGAGGCCCGATTGCAGGAGAACGCCCACGGGGCGCTTGCGCATTCCCTTGGGGCTGGACAGGTTGCCGCCCGTTGGCTTTTTGGCCTTTGTGCTGGCCTTGGTCTTGGTGGGTGCGTCTGCCATCAGTGGACGACAGCCGATAGCGTCGCCAGCTTGAACACGGTGACGCCCAGCAGACCGGCGCAGCCGACAACACCAGCGATGACCCAACCACGAATCAGCTTGAGGGTGGGCAGTTCGAGTTCGATCTTGCGCACGCGCTCGTCGGCGGTCTTGATTTCAGTCTCGGTCACCTTGATAGCGTCGAAGGCCCGGTTCAGGGCTTCGCGGGTTTCGAGGTGCTTTTGCTCCAGCGCTGCCAGCCGTTCAAGGTTTTCCGAGATGGCTTGCAGCGTCTTCTCGATCATTTCAAGCCTGTACTGCGTGAGCGC